TCATGGGCCGCACCCCCGGCACACCCACCACCGCACCCAATGTGGAACGGCCCATCGACTGCAATTTGATCTTTCCCGGCGGCGGGGCTGACCGCAGGTGAGCTACGGCCTACCTAGGGGAACGCAAATCTATTACGGGAACCCCGGCTTCCCCGACTGGGTGTACCGCCTGGCCGACAAGTTCAACCTGAAAGCCTCCACCTATCCCGGCCATCAGGAATCCCACCGCAACGAAGCTGGCTTCGCCCCCAACTTTCAGAACCTCAACCGGGGCATCGACTGGGTGGGTTCCATCGCCGACATGCAAGCCTTCGCCGACTACCTGTCCACGGTCAAAGACCAGTTGGAGCAGGTCATTTGGGAGAACCCCAACACCGGGCAGCGTTTAGGGGTGGCGGGGGGTCGGGATGTCACCCACACCAACTACTACCAAGCCGACTACTCAGGGCACCGCGACCATGTGCACACCCGCCAATCCCAACCCATACCACTACCGGGGGTGAAACCTTTGGCCACAGGCTGGACCGGCGACCCCACCTGGCTGGCCGACGTGCTCAAAGCCCAAAAGCCCGCGTTGAAGGTGCGGGAGTTGGATTCGTGGAAGCTGTACGGGCACGGCGATTACAAGGATCTGTGGGGTGTGATGATTCATCACACCGGCAACGCCCGCGAAACCGCCGAATCCATCCGGCGGGGAAGACCGGACCTTCCCGGGCCTTTGAGCAATCTGCACATCGGCCCGGACGGTACTGTCACCGTCGTCGCCGCCGGGGTGTGCTGGCACGCCGGCCGAGGCGAATACCCCGGCATCCCCACGAATAACGCCAACTGGCATCTCATCGGTATCGAATGCGCCTGGCCGTTCGACACCTCGTTGACCCCGGCGACGCAGTCGCGGGAACGGTGGCCCGACCCGCAAATCATCGCCATGCGAGATTCTGTCGCCGCCATCCTGAAACGACTCGGGTTCGGGGCGAACCGGGTGATCGGGCACAAAGAATGGGCCGGCCGCTCCCAAGGGAAATGGGATCCCGGCCACCTGGACATGAACTGGTTCCGCGGCGAAGTGACCAAAGCCTTGAACGGCGACTTCGTTACTGAGGAACCCACCAAACCGGAGGTGTCGCAGATGACCGACCGGGAACTCCTCGAAGCGATCTACGCGAGGCTCGCGTGAGAGTCGCCGGCCAATGGGTGGGGTTGGGGTTCGGGGACAACAGCGACGAAATCCGCTCCATCAAACGATTCCTACGCCGAAAGTTCACCTACGCCAACCATCTGAACGACACCACCCTGTTCGATGAGCAGCTCGTCGGCGTCGTCACCGACATGCAGTCCCGCTACCAAACCCAAGGCAAGATCGGGCAGCACACCCCCGGCATCATCAACGTCGAAACCAAATATGCGATGGGCTACCTGACCCGCCCCACCACACCCCGCCCGGTGGTGTTCACCGTCGAAGGGCACCTGTCATCCATGTGGCAGGGCCCGGCCGCTGAGACGGCCCGCATCCTCGAACAGCAGGGGGTGTGCCGCTGGCAGCCAGTCGGCTACGACAACGTGTCTTTGCCGTTCAAAAACCAAACCGGAATCCTCGAGCTGAAACGCCTCCTGGCGGACAGGGAGTTGCTGCCGCCGGGGATCCCGTGGGGGTTGGCGTGCTTCTCGCAGGGGGCGATCGTCGCCTCAGAAGTGATGATCCGCGAAGTGCTGTCCCGTCAGGGTTCGTTGCATTGGCGGGCCAAGGACTGGAAAGGCACCCTGGCTTTCGGGAACCCCTATCGGGAGAAGGATGTCGTGGCCGACTGGGTGGTCGATCCGCCCCGCCCCGGCACCGAGGGTATTTCGCCGACCCGGATCCGTAACACCCCTAGCCAGTGGAAAGAAGTCGCCCGCCGCGGCGATCTGTACACCGAAGTTCAAGCGGATTCGGCGGCGACGGAGCATAAGCGGGCGATTTATTTGGCGGTGATGAACCGCTGGTCCGGGCACCCCGACAGTTTGTTGACGCAGTTGATGGAGATCGTGCAGCGCCCGATCCCGGAGATGCTGGCTGTGATTCACGCGGTGACGAACGGGGTGATGTTTTTGGGGAACATGCAATCGCATGGGGGTTATGACTTGAACCCGTGTGTGACGTTCATGGGCAGACAGTTGAGGAGCTGAATGATGTTCACCCGGGCGTTTTGGTTGGGCGATAACGGTGCGCTGGTGCGGGCGATCCGCACCTGGGCGCAGACCGCTTTGGCGACTCTCGGGTTGGGGACGGTGAATCTGTTCGCCGCGGATTGGAAGAACGTGTTGGCGGTGTCCACGTCGGCGGCCATCCTGTCGTTGTTGATGTCGTTGGATAGGCGGGAATCCCTGTTGGCGGCGCCGCCGGCGAAACCGGTGGGCAGTGCGGATCCGAGTTCGGCTGACTACAACCCGGCGTGCCCGGCATGAACACCATCCCGAACCCGGACGACTGGATGGATGTCATCACGATCATCATCGTGGCCCTACTAGCCTCGGTGCCTTCCTGGTTCGCCATCAAAGCCCACAAAACCTCCGCCGAAGTGTTGCATCAAACCCGCAACGGGCACTCAACGCCGATGCGGCAAGACTTGGATCGGGCCATCGAATCCATCGACCGGCTCGGCCATGATGTGGCCGGCATCCGCAAAGACTTGGCTGATGAAGAGGACCGCCGACGTAACCACGTCCGCGAAGTCCACCTGTCGGTCCAGGAGCTGCGCGACGACGTGCAAAGAAAACTGGACGACCTGCACTCAAGGTTGAAACCTTAGGACTGTCATGTCTCTGGCTGACCGGCTCAACGACTCAAACCCCGCTAGATCCAATGTCGGCTGTGTGACGTGTGAATGGCTGGACACTTTGACCGCTGAGGACCGGGCCGCCTTCACTGCGTGGCTTGAGCAGGGCAACTCGATGGCCCAACTGTGGGAGATCTGCTGCGAGGACGGGTTGAAGATCTCGTTGACTGGGTTCCGTAACCATTTGAAGCATCATGGGCCTCGCTGAGAAGCTGCGGGACAAGGTCCGCAACAAGATCCTCATCCTTGATGTGGAGAGGTTGCCGGGGATCACCCGTCAGTTTTGGTGGGACCGGGGGGATCTGAAGAACCGCTACATCGCCTACGAGACGGTGGAACGGATGCCGCGCACCACCATCGTGTGCGCGAAATGGTACGACCAGCCCGATGTCATCGCCCTGGCCGAGTGGGACAAAGGCGGCCGAAAGAAGTTCTTGAAGGAAGTGCACCGGTTGATGTCGCAGGCGGACATCATCGTCGGGCATTACATCACCGGCGCCGACCTGCCCTGGCTGGCCAACGACCTGCATGTTGAGGCGGGGCTGGACCCTTTGCCGCCGTTCAAAACGATCGACACCCTGAAAGTGATTCGGAAGGTGTTCGGTGGAGGCGCCCCGTTCAAATCCTTGGATGCGTTCTGCCAGATTGTTGGTTTGGAGGCGAAAACCGACCGGTATGACGCCCGGGCGATGGAACGGGCCGTCACCGACAAGTCAGTCCCCGACCGGGAACGCCTCGTCTCGTACTGCTGCGGCGACGTGGTAGCCACCCAGGGGCTGTTGGATTGGCTGACTCCGCATCTGCCGAATCCGCCGGCGTTGTTTGTGGACGGTAAGGACAAGATGACCGTGTGTCATCGCTGCGGCGCAGACACTGAACCCATTCCCCGCAGATACGTGGCGAATGTCCTGACCTACTCGATGCGGCGCTGCACGGTGTGCAAGGGGTATTCGCGGATCAGCATTGAACCGGAAAGGATGAGCATTGTCCGTTCCGTTTAAGCACGCCGATTGGGCGTGGATCGTCTTGGCCGGTGTGGTGGTGGGTTATGAGATCGCCGCCACCACCAAACGCGACTGGGAACTGTTGTCCGAGGCTGCTGACCGGTATCGGGCGGGGCATCCCGTCGCCACCCATTTAACCGTCCTCTACCTTGCCGGGCATTTGTTGCGGCGCTGGCCCAAAAAGTTCGATCCGCTGCACAGACTTGCGGTCAACCTCAAATGAACCCATTCGATGTATTGCGGCAAGCCATCCAAGGTGTTTTGGATGCCGCCGGCGACGGCTACGTCCTCGCCCACTACGTGGTGGTGATGGGGATTCAGAAGATGAACCCCGAAGGGCATGTCACCTCGTCGGCGTGGCTGGCCCACCCGATCGACCAGGCCGACTACATCACCGATGGTTTGTTGAACACGGCGGAGGAGATGCGGGCCGCCGCCGACATCGACGACGACTAGCTGTCAACCCACTCTTTGAGTAGTTTTCTGACCACTTCGGAAACTGTCGTGTGTTCTGTCTGTGCACGCGCTAACGCCGCATCCCAAAGGTCATCTGGGATGCGGACGTTGCGAAGCGTTGTTCCGGGCGGCATTACAGCGGCCGGGACTGGCTCAAAATCCAGTCGCCGCTGCTGTCGGTGCCGATCACCGTCAGCCCGACATCTTCCAGAGCAGCCCGGTAGGGCTGCTCATCCTCGCTGGACGGCACCGCCAAAACAAAAACGTGCTCAATCGGATCAACGCTTTGGTCTTCGGTTACGTCGGGATTGTTGTAGGGGTCGGCGATGTCGGCGCCGTGGATGTAGATGTGGTCAATGCCGTCTTCATAGACATTCGGCTGCACAGTTGCGGTAATGGTCATCAGGTTTCCTTTGAATCGGTTGCTTTACTGTACCTACAGAATAGCACTTGTACCTACAGTGTCAAGGGGCTGAGATGGCTCTACACCCTGACGAAAGCCTGTAAGGGCACCAGGGTGGACCCGGGTTCGACTCCCGGCAGCTCCACGTACAAAAAGCTGTACAACCCCCCCGAAAAGGGGGGGCTATTTTTTATGCTTCATTTCTCTACTCCTTCGGCTGCATCGAATGCTGCATCGAAACGAAAAATAGCACCAGTGCTTGCAATGTGCAATGCCCTATGGCAGCATCAGTGCCGTGAACAACGACATCATCGGCTCGGCAGAGTCCTGCCGCATCCTCGGGATCGACAAAGCCACCCTCAGCAGATGGGTGTCAGCTGGCCGCGTCGAACCCGTCCACAAACTTCCCGGCCGTAACGGCGCCTACCTATTCCGCCGCGAAGCCATCGAAACCGTGGCGGCCACCCGCAGCAATGAGGCCAGCGCATGACGATCGCCGAGGCCGTCGCCGAACTCGACAAAGCCCTCATCGAGATCGAAGAGCTCAAAGCCCAAGTCCGCTTGGGGGTGTCGGTGGCCGATGACCTGATGCGGATGCTCGACAAGGTCACCGACATCAACCAGGAGTTGATCGTCGACAACCGGCGGCTGCGGGAACGGCTGGCGATCTGCGAAACCGAACGCGACACCCGGGGCATCCGATGAT